GAACAGCATTTCCAATGGCGCTATGACGTATGGCCTGCTGACGAACAACGCAGGGGGCGGTGCCGGATCAGCCGCATCGGTCGGCGTTCCAGGTTGGACTCCCGCAGGCAGCTAAGGAATAACGAATGCCAATTGATACCTCGATCGCCCTTAACGCGAATGCACCGCAGCCGACGAACCCGCTTCAGACGGCGTTGCAGGTTGCGCAGTTCCGCGCGTATAACGCGAATGGACTTCAGGCGCAGCAGTCGCTTGCGGCCAATCGCGCTATCTCTAGCGCGTACCAGCAGGCGACAGACCCTACAACGGGGCAAGTCGATAACAACAAGCTGATGGGGATCATCAGCCAAGACCCAGATGCGGCCAACAAACTTGGCGAAGTCGTTCAGGGCATCAACACACAGAAGCAGCAGCAAGCCACGCTTGAAGGAACGCGCCTCGACCAAGCGCAAAAGGCTCAAGGCGCGCTGCGCTCCGGAATGGGATCTCTATTGACGAAACCCGATCTTTCTCCAGGCGATATTCAAGGCTTCGTCGGAACGATGGTGAAAGCCGGCGCGATTCCGCAGCAAGTCGCAGAAGCCGAATTGCAGAGCATGCCGCAAGACCCGGCGCAGATTCGGCCTTGGCTCGCGCAGCACTTCAATTCTGCGCTCTCTGGCGAGCAGCAGCTTGCGAATATGAAGCCGCAATTCGCTCAGGTCAACACCGGCCCTGCGACAGTCGCAGTCAATCAGAATCCAAATGCGATCGGCGCGAATGGGCAGCCGATGGGCGTCGGCTCCGTTGGCTATACGGTCGGGAACGGTCTGTCGCCGTCCGATGCCGCGGCGCAAGTTCCGGTCATCAATCCGGATGGCACGCCAGGCACGCGCAGCAAAGCAAGCGTTCTGCAAGAACAGGGCTATGGAGACGCGTTGCCAGCAGGCTTCAAGAGCAACGGCCGATACGGCACCTCTAATGGTGGCGTCGTTGCAACTGGGCCGGCTCCTGGCGTCGCAGAGGCTAACCAGAAAGCGAACGCGGCGGGCGGCGATATGCTCGTCGCTGACCAGCAATCTAACGCTCAGTCTGGTACGCGCATCAACATGCTTCAGAACGCATCTACGGCATTGGCGAACGCACAGACCGGTACGGGCGCCGACAAGCTCAATGCGGTTCGCGGCGTGATTGCGACGCTCGGCGGCCCCGCTGACAAGGTTGCGTCCTACGATGAGGCGAACAAATACCTCACGCAGTACGCGCAGACCAAAGCGGCATCGTTCGGGCATGGTACAGACTCGCAGCTCGCCGCGGCGCTTGCCGGCAACGGCAACACGAAGATCAGCAACCTGGCAGCGCAAGACGTGGTTAAGGTCAATCTCGGTCTTGAGCGCATGGAGCAGGCGCGCATGAAGGCGTGGGAGAGCGCTGGCTTGCAGCCGTCTCAATACGGCCAGTGGAAATCGCAATGGGGATCGCAGGTTGATCCTCGCGTATTCGTTGCTGACCAGATGGACCCGTCCAAGGTGCAAGGCATGGTCAAGGGCATGAACCCGAAAGAGCAGGCGACATTCCGCACGCAATATAACTGGGCGGTTCAGAACGGCTTTATCAACGGACCTCAGTAATGGCGAACTATGACGATGTTTTCGAGGCTGCGGGTAAGCAATACAACGTAGACCCGAAACTTCTGAAAGCCATGATGGTGCAGGAAAGTTCGGGCAATCCGAATGCCGTATCTCCGAAGGGTGCGGCCGGCCTCATGCAATTGATGCCGGCGACCGCGAAGGAAATGGGCGTGACGAACCCGAACGATCCGACCCAAAACATCATGGGCGGCGCTCGGTATATGTCGCAAATGCTAGACAAGTACGGCGACGTGAACAAGGCACTGGCTGCCTACAACGCGGGTCCGGGCGCTGTCGACAAAGCGGGCGGCATCCCGAACTTTCCCGAAACGCAGGGCTACGTCAAGCGGATCTCCGCGAACTATCAAGGAAAGCCAATGGCGCAATCCACGCTTCCCGGCCTGCCGCCTACGGCCGATAGCGCATCGGCGGGCGCTGACCCGTTTAGCAAGCTCATGGGCGGCTCGACGACTGCCGCGGCACCATCGGCCCCTGCCGAAGACGGCGACCCGTTCAGCAAGCTCATGGCGACGAAGCCGACCGCACAACCGGCGCAAGCAGCGCAACCGCCGAGCGGTGATGCTCCACAAGGGCAGTGGCATGCTCCCGGCGCCGTGACGATGGGTATTGGCGACGTTATCAAGGGCGGCGTTCAATCGATGGTGCATGGCGGCGCATGGCTTGCCAACAAGATCGCGCCTGACTCGCAGTTCGCCAGGGACATTAACGCGGCGGTCCCGCAAGTCGATCAAGCGATTACGTCGCAAGATGCGCAGTACGCACAGCAACGAGCGGCGCAGGGCGGTACCGGCGTCGATCTCGGGCGAGCGGCCGGCAATGTCATCGGCAGTCTTCCTATGGCGGCAATGCCGAGTGGCGCGGGCGGCGGATTGCTGGCGAAAGCAGGCGCCGGCGCTCTTTCGGGCTTGGCGAGTGCGGCGGCAACGCCCGTCGTCAATGCGGGCGATAACTACGCGCAACAGAAGGCGATGCAACTCGGCACTGGCGCGGCGGTAGGCGCTGTCGCCAATCCGCTCGTTAGCGCGATCGGTGGCGCAATCTCTCCGAAGATCGGTGAAGCGCAAAAGAAGCTGCTCGATGCTGGCGTTCCGCTCACTCCCGGCCAGATCAAGGGTGGAAATTGGGCGAAAGTCGAAGATATGGCGACGAGCCTTCCTGGTGTCGGCAACGTCGTGCGAAACGCACAGCAACGCGCGCTGCAGGGCTACAACAACGCCACTTATGACAAGGTGCTCGAACCGCTAGGCGTGAAATTCGCGGACGTGGCTAACGGCGCAAAGACGGGCAGCGAAGGCGTTGCGGCGGTCAAGAAGACGATCTCTGACGCTTACGACAATACGTTGTCGCAGATGACGTTCAAACCTGACGGCCAGTTTCAGCAGGGCTTGCAAAGCCTCGCGTCAATGGCGCAATCGCTGCCGGCGACCGAGCAGAAGCAATTCCTCGATACGCTGCAGCGGCAAGTTGCGGGCAAGATCAACCCGCAAACTATGTCGATGGACGGCGCGACGCTGAAAGAAGTGCAGGGCGAACTTGGCCGATTGGCGCGCGGTTGGTCTAGCGATCCGTCTGTCGACAAGCGAAACCTCGGCGCGGCGGTTGGCGAAGTCAAGAACCTGATCGAGCAATCGCTTGGGCGGACTAATGCGCCGGAGCTGGCGGAATCGCTGAAGAGTGCCAATGCAGCGTATGCGAACTATGCGCGCTTGCGTGGCGCAGCCGCATCGACGGGCGCCATGAATAACGACGGCGTATTCACTGCAGCGCAATTACAAAGCGCGGTTCGCGGAGCGGATAAGTCGGTAGGCAAGGGCGCAACGGCAACGGGTAACGCGCTGATGCAGGACTGGTCAAGCGCCGGCCAAAGCGTGCTAGGCAATAAGTACCCCGATTCAGGTACGGCAGGCCGCTCGATGCTTGGCTACCTGCTTGGTGGCGGTGCTTTCGCGGCTCCTGGCGCGATCTTGCCGACGCTCGCTGCTGCTGGCGCTGCATCGGTCCCTTACACGCAGGCGGGCGGCAAGCTGGCGACGATGCTACTTACGCAGCGGCCCGCGGTCGCGGTCCCAATAGGGAATGCGCTTTCCCGCTACGGCGTCCCACTCGCCGCGCCGGCGGGCAATGCGCTCGTCAATGCGATCACAGGTCCGTAGAACCCATGCCTTGACACGCGGATAAGCGACTGACAAAGCCGCAATGCACGTGGTGGTGAAGATTAGCCGCCAAAACTGATCGCTATTCATTTTTCCCCTCGACCCCGCCTAGTGCGGGGTTTTTTTATTGAGGCACGCATGCAGCTTATTGCGAATGCAAAGCAGCAATTCATCGACCAAAACGGCGCACCGCTCGCGAATGGATCGGTGTACTTCTACGCACCTGGCACAACGAACCCGATGTCGACGTACCAGGACAAAGCTGGCACGATCCTCAACACGAATCCTGTCCTACTTGACAGCCGCGGTCAAGCGGTTATATGGGGCAGCGGCACATATCGGCAGGTCGTAAAAGACAGTGGCGGTGTTACGATATGGGATCAGATCACGCAGGATGCGAACGCTGGCCTTCTTGGAAGCATCACTGACAATGTTTTTGTGTCGGGCGTGGATTTTACGCCCGGTACGACGGCAAGTCTGACCCTCAACACGAACCCTGGTTCGATATCGAACACCTGGATTTACTTCGATGGCGCATATCAGGACGATTCGCAAGCGGCCCTCAACGAAACGACCCTGACATTCGCTACCCCGATTCCTGTCGGGGTTTCAAAGGTAACCGTCAAGGTTGGCACGACGACTTCCATCGGCACTCCGAACACTGGTTCGGTCGTCGATAAGAGTGTGTCGAGCGGTTCGGCCCTGCATAACCGTCTTACGCAGATGGTTAGCGTCATGGACCCGGCTTATGGCGCGAAGGGTGATGGCGTGACGGATGACACGAGCGCGATTCAGGCATGCATCAGCGCGAATGCATACGTCTTTTTCCCGCCCGGCAAGACGTTCAAGACGACCGCCTCGATTGTCGTTCCAACAACGTGCAAGCGCATCGACGGCGCGGGCGCATGGATGGTCGGCCCGGGCTACACGTCTACGGTCGACGGATTCACGTTCTCGGGGTGTTATCAGGGCGGCGGCGATATTCAGGTTCAGTCTGAACTCTACACGCTGCCAAGTCTGAAGAACTTCCGGTATGGCGTCTACCTGTATAACTCTGGCTTTCTGCGAATTTACAGCGACACGATTCGTAACTGTGTCACAGCGTACTTCTGCACATGCGACAGCGCAAGCGCGTACTGCTTTGAGCTTGATTTGCGCGTTCGGTTCGCGTGGCACCTGCGCGACGCTGCCAACACGACGGGCGCGGCATTTTACATGCAGATGACCGGAGACGCGTCTAGCTCGTACCAGGGCAACTATTGCTGGACGCTCTACGCAGACGACTGTTACGCGGCCGTATATCAGGACTTCTCGTCGACCGGAACTGGCGGCAACATTAACAACCTGTACGACATCCTCGAATGCGATCAGTGCAAGTACGCCGTCTATAACACGAAAGCTAATTCATCGTTCAATCTGTTCCGCTTCCCGATGGGCATCACGTCGCCACAAAGCGCGAACATGTTCGTTAATTGGGATACGCAAGACAGCCTAGAAGTCTGCGGCATCAACACGAACGATCCGAGCATCGCGGCGGCAAATAACTTTCAGTGGATCGGCTGCACGAACCGGCTTGGCATCAACGTACAGTCGGGCGGCATTCCGACGCTGTATGTCGATCCGGCCGGAAACGATGCGACTGGTACAGGGCATGATTCTGCGCCATTCAGAACGATTCAGCGAGCCCTTAACGTACTTGCCCCACTCGATTTGTTCGGCCAGACGGTGTACATATCTGTTCGAGATGGATCATATACTGGTGGTGCGCAGTACAACGCTATAGGTGGCGCATCATGTAACGGTACGATTGCCATCATCGGGAATCAAGCGTCGCCGGCCAACGTTACGGTAAACGGATCGTTTGTTAGCAACGGGCAGGGCGCGAACATTCTAGTATCCGGGGTAACGATCGTTGGTGGTGGGTTGCTTTCGCAAAACGGCGGGATTATACAAATCGGCCCCGGTGTTGTCTTTGGCGCCTTTGCCGGCGGTATCCATATCAATTCAAATGGGCCTGGAAGTCAAATCCAGATCAACAGCAACTATACGGTCAATGGTGTTGCATCTAACCACATGGTTGCATCAGTTGGCGGCTTGGTTATCAACTCCGCGGCTAGCACTGTGACTTGTAGCGGAACCTTGCCATTTACGACGTTCGCTATTGCCAATGCAGGGACGTTGTGGGTTCCTGGGTTGACTATTTCCGGATCCGGTGTGTCTGGAGCGCGCTATGTAGCGTCCATGCTCGGCGTTCTTTGGACTAATGGCGGCGGCGCAAACTACTTCCCAGGAACCGTTGCCGGCTCGACAGTGAACGGCGGTCAATACGCGTAACACTAAGCCGCCTTCGGGCGGCTTTTTCAATTCTGGATACCCAATGAAAGAAACCGCGGGCGCCTTCGTGAAGACCGCGCCGTCCTGGTATGTCACCGCGCTTTCGTGGGGTGACGCCAATTTCCCGCGAATCCTACTCGTGCTCTCGATTGCCTACACCGTGCTGCAAATCTATTCGACCGTGAAGCGCCTGCGCAAAGGGGATGCGAATGTCGATGAATAACGAAAACCTTCAAAAGCTGATCGCCGAGCTGCGTCGCGACGAGGGCGTTCGATACGTCGTCTATAAGGACACAGCCAAGCCGCCGAAAGATACGACGGGCGTCGGTCATAACCTGGAAGCCAAGCCTTTGCCTGCCGGGTGGAAGTATCCCCTCAATGACGTGCAAGTCAACACTCTGCTTGACGACGACCTTGAGGACGTATTTCATGATCTCGATCGATTCCTGCCGTGGTGGCGAGATCTCAACGACGTGCGCCAGCGCGTCATGGCTAACCTCTGCTTCAACATGGGGATAACCAGACTTCTCGGGTTCGTGAAGGCGCTCACGGCTGCCCGCCAGGGCAAGTACGGCACGTCTGCCGATGAATTGCTCAATTCGGCATGGGCGAGTCAAGTTGGGATTCGCGACAAGAACGGCAATCCGGGCAGGGCGCTTCGCCTTGCAAACATGATGCGAACAGGAGTCGCGTAATGGACTGGAAATCGATACTCGGTGGCGTCGCGCCGACGCTGGCGACGGCTCTGTCTGTCGTCGGCGGTCCCGCTGGCATGGTAGCGGGCGCTGCGTTACGTGCGGTGAGCGGCGCCGTGCTCGGGCATCAAGACGGCACGACCGATCAGGTGACGCAGGCGATTCAAGCCGGTTTGTCTCCTGACGCGATCGCAGCGCTTCAGAAGGCGGATAACGACTTCAAGGTGCAGATGGCGCAGATCCAGGCGGCGACTGATCAGGCGGCGATCAAGGCAGACTCTGACGCCATCGGTGATGCCAACACGACGATGCAAGCGGAGGCAAAAGCCGATCATTGGCCTACGTATAGTTGGCGCCCATTCATCGGCTTTACATTCGGCTTCTACATCGTGTCGCTGTTCGTGCTGCCGCTGTTTCATGTGCAACCCGTCACTCTGTCGACTGATATGACGCTGACGATCGGCGCAGTGCTCGGCGTGGCCTCGTTCTTCCGCGGGAAAGCGCAGGCAGATCCGCGCATCAATACCGACAACCGCGGCTAACTCTTACTCCACAAGGTACAAACATGAAACGACTTTTCGCCGGCCTTGCGCTGGCTTTCTGCGCTGTGCTTGGTCATGCAACGACGTTCGTTCCGGTTCAACTGCTCAACCCTGCTGGATCGACGAGCGGCTGGTGGAACGACCGTAACGAACCTTACCGCAAGCATCTCGGGCACCAGCGGAACAGTCGGTGCGACTTCTACGCAGAATTCACTAAACGCAACCTGGACGACTGGCAGCGGGCAAGTTATGTCGACGCCGCCCGTCAACATCAACGTTGGTGTAACGACGACGGCCTATCTGATCGGCGTATCGAACTTTGGCGGCAGCACGATGACGTGCAACGGCGTCATCACTGCTTTGCGTATCCACTAATGCTATATTTGGCGCTTCTACGGGAGCGCCATCTTGCATAATCTCTTTTCGCTCGATAGCTTGTCGACCGCCGCTGAAGCGGGGATAGCGGCGGTGTTCTTCTGCATCATCTGCGTTTTTCTGATCCAGTCTGCGTGTCGCGCGCTCGGCATTCAAACCAAGTTTTGGTCGGATCTTGACGCGCATCGGGCACACAGCGGAGACGACGATTATTAACGGGGCTGGCGCCCAATTTCCCGTCGCTCGATACGTAAATTGACATAATAAGTATTATCACCCTGAAATTCTGCACAGAGTTACGCACAGAATCTGTGGATAACTTCAAAAAGCGAGCGTTCCTTGCGGGTCCGGTTCGAACTCGAAGCGCAAACTCGTTACCTTGCGGCCGGATTTTACTGGCGTCCAGTGGACGATCAAGCCGTTTTTCTCGCGCAGTTCCCGGATGGCTGGCTCGATGATGCGTTCCCGCAACGCCTTGAAGTTTGCGCGGTACGTCGGGCTTGCCTCCATGACGTCTTGGAATTCCTCGATCGTCGGCGAATACCGGCCGGCGCCTTGCCACGATTTCAGGCACTCAAACAGCCGCCAGGAATAGATCGATCGGAACGCTGCAGCGTGTTTCAGCTTGTACGTGGTGAACTCCGCGCGCAAGCCGAACAGGTACGGGACAAGATCGGGATGCCATCGCACCTCAACCGTTCCTTCTCCCTTCGCATACTTGCCGGTAATGACCCATGCGCGCACCTCGCGCGATATTCCGCGGCTCGTTGGGCGCTCGACAATCACTTTCGGCTGTTGCAGCGCTTCCGCGCCGGACTGCAGTTGCTGATAGGCGGCATCCAGCGTGACGCCGAACGTCTCCGCATACTCCATAGCCGATAGCTTGACGGTCTGCATCTGCAGATCCATCAGCCCGCGCGTGTCGGTGCTGTCTGTCTTTGCGAGCGCTGCAGCGATGAATCGCTTCTCTGGCAGGCTTAGCCCGTGCGCCGAGCGCGTGACGGCGTTTGCCATGTTGACGTGCCGCTCTGCGATCGTAGTTTGGCTGTCTGGTTTTGCGGTTAGGCGTCTTGGCATTGGAACAGGCGCTCGGTTATTGGAACGACTCTAGCACTGCGTTCCAATTGGTGGCAATCCCTGAGCATGTACCAATAGCGGTTTCCCCGTTTTAATACCGTTTTCCCGTTTTACTACGTTTTAGACGGTTCTCGCGCCTTACCCGGCGCGGGTTTGCGGGGCGCTATTGGAACAGTCGCTCGGTTCTATTGGAACAGCCACTCGGTTTATTGGAACAGCCGCTCGGTCTATGGAACAGCGGCTCGGTTCTATCCACAGCTACCAGTAGCTACTAGTATCCGCTTTTCTCGAGCGCATCGAGCGCGTCATCAAGCACCTGTCCGAGCGTCACGCGCTTACGATCTGCTATCGCGTAGATCCGGTCGATAGCTTCGGCCGTCGTCTTGATGTTCAGTTGTTGGTTTCGGCCGGTAATGCGCCGCCTTCGCCTGGCAGGCGCTTCACTCCCCTTCCCTGTGCTGCGGCTCGGGAAATTGTTCGCTTCCGCGATCGCGTCGATTGCTCGAGCGTCGACTTTCTTCGCGCGCTTCGCTTCAGGCGCTTTAGGCTTGAACTCGTCGCTGAGATCGCCGAATGGATTGTTCCGCTCCATCATGCCTCCTGCGCCGCTCGAGCGCGGATCAGCTCGAGCACTTCGTTCATCAGTTCTTCAGCGTTCGCAATTGCCTTGTCGACGTTCGCCACATCGGAACGGTCAAGCTGCTCGAGAGGGACCGAATACGCAAACATGGACTTGAACGCCTCGCGCTCGTTCAGTTCTGCGCGAAGCATCGGAACGCCGGCCTCCCGCAACTTGGTTGCGATGTGCGCGAACGACCGAGTTCGAATAGCGGAATTCGTACGCGTGAACAGAACGGCATGCGCGACCTTCCTGCGCGCCATGCGCTCTTGCTGCTTGATAACCTGAAGCGCCCTCCCCGCCTGCTTTGCATCCAGATCAGACGCCTGCATGGGGATCAGCACCAGGTCAGCCGCGCTCACGGCGAGCAACGCGATCTTTGCGGCCGTTCCCTCGAGATCGACGATAACAAACGGCGTCTTGGTCGCGGCGTCGTCTATCACGTCGAGAATCGTTTCCTCGTTGACGTCCGACTCGATCGCCAGGTTCTCGAGCGGCGCCCCCCTCCCCCAGTCCTTGAGCGGCCTGTTAGGGTCTGCATCGATCATCGTCACCGCGGCGCCATGCTTGGCGATCTGCGTTCCGAGCGTCAGCGCGCTCGTCGTCTTCCCTACTCCCCCCTTTGGGCTGATGAATACGATCGTCGGCACTGGTTCCCTCCTGTTATTGGTAGCTACTGGCGGCTACCATATACCAGATAGCTACCGTTAGCTACCAGTAGCCAATTGGTACTAGTAGCTATTGGATATCAGATAGCTAAGGGATACCAGATAGCTACTATGCTGCCGCCGTCATCTTGAACCGCTTCGTCTCCTGTCCTGGCAGGATCTTGCGCGTTTTGCCGGCATTCGCGTCGCGCGTGTACATCTTGCAGGCCCGCACATACTGGCGCCGTCCTACCGTCTCGATAATCTGCTCGTAGACGTGAATCCCGCCATTCACCGCGCTCAATTCCTCTCCAGTGAATACGTACCGCCCTAGATCGTGCGCTCGCTCCCGAACGCTAATCAGCGCGTTCCGGGCCTCGTTCACGGCGTTTAGGCCGATGTGACCGTTTTTCGCCATTGCGCATACGTTGACGGCAATGTTCAGACCCACGATCAGCGTGTCCCAATGGTGGGCGTCGCCAAATCCGCGCGAGAGGGCGAGGGCGGCTGCGTGCAGGCCGGTTAGCGTCTCGACGCGCTCGCTCTCTGGCATCGGCTCATCAGCGTTGAATAACGACGTGATGAAATCCTTCGGCACGATCTGCCGTCTTGCAGTTCTCTTTCTCATTTCACTTTCCAATGTTCCCGCGTCACGCGCAAAATTGATTCGATTCGGCTGCTCACTTCTGATCCTCTCCGCTCTCCTTGTCTTGCCTTGCTCGGTCGATGGCGGCGGAGCAGGCTTCCTCGGGCGTGCTGCCTTGACCTTGCGCGATCACCTTGCGGTTCGGGTCGTCGTCGCGATGGTTCGAGCAAATCCACGCCATCCATTCGGTGCGGCGCGTGTACGCCAGTTCGAAGTACGCGTAATCGTTCTGCTCCAGTTCTTCGGCGTGCTGCGCGATCAGCTTTCGGATTGCATCATCCGGCGTGGGGTGGGTGAATAGCGGGGTATAAGTGAAGCCGCTATTGGTCGGCTCAACACTTGAATAGGCAAGCACGCGCCCATTCTCGCCAAACATGACCCACAAGCGCGGCTCCTTCCTCTCCGCCAATACGCGGGATTCGAGGGCGCGGGCGAAGTTGAGCAAATGAGATTTGTGAAAAGTCACGTAGGGATCTTCGCTTTCATGCGCCGCATATCTCGCGGCCAAGTCAAGAATCTGTTCGTTAGTCATTTGCTCGCTCCCTTGGCGGCGTAGACTATACGAACGCCTTTGCTACTCAACTTGCCAGCAACAATATCGTCGTAAGTCTGCTTCGACGTATCCATCCAAAGACCGTTTTCGTTGACGCATTCCTGATAAATCGCATCTTGCTTGTCGCTCGTCATAGGCAGGGGTCGATGAAACTCATCGTTTGCTTTTGCGATTTGCTCGTGAATAGACTCTTGCTTGTCGCTCGGAGGCACAGGCGCGAAATCTTCCATCGCGTCGATCATTCCAGAGCCGTAACTACGCTTGTTGCTCGGAGTGGCAGGAGGGGCGGCGTAGAGCTTCGCGCCATGTTCCAGTGTCTTGTCGAATACCTTGAAATCCCACGTCGTGTGACCGGCGAACGTTCGCCACTTAATGACTTCCGCCACCGGTTCATCTGAGAGAGTGGCGGGGGTGGCGAGAGCGCGGCGGTTCCATGCGGCTACGACTTCCTCGCGCGTTGCGTAGATCATCCCGCAGGAGCACGCGACGCATTCGATCGTCCAGCTTCCCGGATGCTTCGCGGGAATGCCTGTGAGCGCCACAAGGCCGGGCGAGTGATCGTGCGGCTCGTGCTCGGTCAACACGGCTTCGGCGCCGCAGTGCGGGCACGGCTTCAGTTCTTGCGTCATCTCAGTCTTCCAAAGTTAATCGCTAAAGGGCGGGGAGGCGGTCACAGTATCTTCCCTGCGTGTCCGTTAAATCGGCGCCGCAAGTCTTTAAGCGCTTCGGATCGTGATCCGTACCATTTGGCCTCTAGGCGCATACGCCCATCTTCGTGCGCTCGGATGACCCAGTCGTCGCCGTTCGGGTGGCCCAGCGCGATGTCTCGTTCAATGAACCACTTTCGGCGGCTTCTTGAGTTCATTTCTCTCTCGCAATAGGTGTTTCGATAATCCATCAGGCGGAAGCGTGTGCTTTCCGTAGGTGGTGTGCGACCTCTTCCGGCACGTCGAAGAATCCGAGGGCGCCTTTGCATTCAACAAAGGGAAGCGAGCGGGCATCTGCGATCTGAAATCCGAACTGATCTTCCATATGCCACGGCGACGTGCGACGCGCCGCAGGCACACAATCGACGATCGTCGCTACGCCCACGATTCCGCCACGCTCAAGTTCTTCGCGGGCCGGAAGCTGAAGCCCGTCTGCGAAATCCTCGACGTCCTCGTACTCGGCGCGCGTCATGCCTTTGCTCGCGTGAATCAGCACGCGGCCGCGGAACTTCGTCGGCCATGTGCGGTTCTCTATGTCTTTGTGACCGTTGACGATGAGCCACGCCCACGGCTGGCGAATGGAAATTGCTTTCATTTCTCACCTCGTGCAATAACAGCATTCCCGACAATGACGCTGACTCTCTGCCCGGTTATGTGCGAGAGCACTTCCACGAAGGCCACGCAAGCGGCGTGGATGAGGGCGTCTGTGGCTTTCTTCGCGCGGCCGAGTTTGTCGAGTGCTTCGAGCAGCGCGAGGTAGGGGTGGGATAGGCGGATCATGTGCCGGTGGCTTTGTCTATTGCCGCCGCAAGAGCCGCTTTGACAGAACCCATACTCGTTAGAGTGCCGCCGTCGCTTTGATCGAATGCCACGTCGATGCCTTTTTCCTGAAGAAGGCAGATCAGAGTGAATGCGTCTTCCGCGACACTGAGTAAATCGGGCGCTGCGGCGATCAGGTCAGCGTTTGCCGCCATCTGCTCGCTGCGGGCTTCCTCATCCTCTTCGCTGGAGTTGCGAATCTGGAGCAAGCAGATGTATTCGTCGCCTGCAACGATCCCGGTATCCGACCAGCTATGCTCAAGGGCCGTCCACGGGCCCGGCGTGTGTTTCTCGCTCATGCTGCCCTCTTTAATCGTTATCCGGCGCATGGCCGGGTGGTTGTCTGCTTTAGATACGACCGACGCTATAACCTCTGTCGGCCGTGTGTGAAGAAGGCGGCCACGTAGACGGACGGGCGTAATAAGGCGAATCGATAGTAGGTATGCATGCTGGTTCCTTCTGTTGTGTGGTTATTGTTGTTCCTGCATTGGTACGTATAATACTTTTGCGGTATCAGTACGTCAAGCGTCTTGTGTATTATTTTCGCGCGAGTAAACACAGATCGCGGAAGCCGTTCTGCGATCGCTCATAGCCAACTAGGTTGTTCTTCATCCAGTCAGGCACATCGAGGCGCTTTGTCTTGCTGTCGATCGCCTCCCGAAGTTGCTCACCTTCCAATAACTCGAACGTGATCACGCCGCGCTTGCTGTTGTTGCGCCAGACCATGCCCTTCTGCACCATCAGATGCAGCGTGTCGCGCACGCAAGCCCGTGGGCGTCCCGGCAGCAGGCCCATTACTTCTTCCTGCGAGTACGCGCGTCCTGCCTGCATGGCGTCTGCCAGCTCGTGCGGAGAGATCGTTTCCGGCTGACGGCCGATGTTGATTGTGTTTTTCATGCTGCGTTTTTCCACGTCTTGCCGTTAATGATGTTGCCGATCGATGCCCCGCTTACACCGAATCGCCGCGCTAGCTCTGAATTTTTCCTCGGCGCAGCTAGTCGTCGTATTTCATCGACTTGCGCTTGCGTCAAATGTGTTCGGTTGTGCCTCTGGCCGCGCATAGTTGTGCCGTGCTCGTCGCGATCTTTGGCGTTTTCGAGCGCTGTTCCCCACCGCAGGTTATTGATGCGATTGTCTGCAGGATTCCCGTTCAGGTGTCTGACCTGTTCGCCTTCCTTTGGCTCGAACCCAAAAGCGAGCAGGATTACCTTGTGCACGCGGACGCTTATCAGCCTCCCGTTCATCTGGTCGCTTAGGCTGCAGTACATGTATCCTGTTTTGGTGCGACGTTGCCGTATTATCTGGCCGCCATACATTTTCTTATTCTTGATCCCGCGTCTTGGAATGGATCGTATGTTTCCCTCTGATGACGCTTCATATAGCCCCTCCCATCCCGGGATCACTCGCCATTCTTCAGCCATTTAGCCGCTCCAAAGTTGCGTTTAGCAGGTCCAATTCGCCCATCTTCAAGATGCGCAGATACGTTTGGTCGCCGTGGATGCCGTTCGGCCCCTGGTGGCAGTCGTCGTGACAAAGCGGCAGCACAAGGAAATTCCCGGCTCGCTGTGCGCCACCTTGCCCGGTTCGAATGTGATGCACATCGGTCTTAGACTGCTGATGGCGATCGAGAAGGGTGCAGCAGATGCAAGCCATTTCGGCGACGCGGCCCATATATGCGCTTTCGCGCTTGGTGGCTCGGTGCTTCATAGCATCCCCTGCATTAGCGCGGCAAACGGGTTGTTCTTTGCATAGTCAGGCTGGCGGCGAAGGCGCATCTTAGCGGCGTACTTCGCGTAATAGCGCGCTTGCGTCTCTGTTCTAGGCTCGCGGCCTGGGCGCTTCCTGTCTTTCCCTGGGCCAGCGATGAACTGGGCAGCATCGAGGCCACCGGTCCCGATTTGCTTTTTGTAACTGATGATGTGGATCTTGTTGGCTTCGTGCAGGATCTTCAGGTGATGCCTCACGGTGCGTTCAGTGCACTCCATTTCTTCGACGACTTCCATCACGGTCATGCGTCGATCCAGCATCGCTAAGATGCGCTCGCGTGTTTCGCACTTTCTCATGCTGCGTACTCCGCGTAATCGGCCGGCGCACTCCAGCGAACGCCGCGCTCAGAGCCAAATGCCTGGATCAGTTCGCACAGGTCGGAAAACATACGCTTCGTCATGCGTGACGTGCTCTGTCCGAGCGCGATAAAGCCGGTGCCGTCCATGTTCGGAACGACGGTCATTTTCTGGAGCGACGCGCTGAAGAAATCCTTCCACTCGGCAGGCGTCAGCTTGCGGCCGTACCACTCCACCTGATTCGATACATCGGCGAGGAGCGCCCACAGAAGCGCGTTTTGATCGTTTGAGCGGGTAGGGGGCGATAGCGTCACAACATCGCCATCAGGGCGGCGCTTGAGGCATTCGATCGCGTATGCGCGGCTGATCGGCGTAAGGTAGATGGTTTCTTTCATGCCGTGCCCCGCGTGACGGCGATCGCCTGCTCGATCGAGTCGACAACATGGATTTCGCCCGTCCATGCTGCGTGAAATTCTTCCTGCGCCGGCGTCAGCTTGCGTGCGCTCGGCGGCTTGGTGCCGTCTTTGATTTCGAGGAGGAACGTGCGGCCGCCGTATGCGACGACCAAATCCGGCATCCCTTGCCCCACGGTATGAGTCGGGATAACCTTCGCGCCGATCTTGCGTAACGCAGAGACGATCTCGGGTTGATTGCGGTCTGCTTTGGCTGCGTATTTCATGCTGCGTTCTTAACCTCGTGAGAGCAAATCGAATGCTGCTGCTGCCACTCTTGAAACCTGGCCGTTTCCAATGGCTTTAAGTCTGTCAGCCCGATTGGCCACCCCATCAGCCACTCGACCCAATCCGGATTCAGCTGGCCAAGGGAGCCGGATTTCTGCACCGCGGTGTGAAGTCCGTCTCCGCTCGAGGCGCTCGCTCCCTTCCGGTTGTAGTTTCCGCATACCGTCGGGGTAGGCCAAAACCTTTCCCGCTTGCTGTTGCACGCTCGAGTTGTCATCGCCAGATATTCCGCGTGGCTGTCCAGCTTCCGCGACAAGAGAAGTAATTCCCCGTCGCTCCGGTACCCGATGCAATTTGGAGTGGGCCACAATCCAGATTCGATCTCGTTGGTGCGGAGCTCCGCAGTCTGCCGCTCCCAACACTCCCCATTCCGCATCGAACCCCATCGAGGCCAAGTCTCCGAGAACTCGTCCGAGTCCCCGAGAAGTGAGCATTGGGGAGTTCTCCACGAAAGCGAATCGCGGTCGAACCTCGCCAATAATCCGAGCCATTTCCGACCACAGCCCACTTCGTTCACCGTCGAGTCCGTCGCCTCGTCCAGCTGCGCTGATGTCTTGGCAAGGGAAACCTCCCGAAACCACGTCAACAACTCCTCTCCATTTCCTGCCGTCAAAGGTTCTGACGTCATCCCAAATCGGGAAAGGCGGGAATGTTCCGTCGTTTTGTCGGGCCAGTAGAACGCTTCGGGCGTAGGCGTTGTACTCGACAGCGCAGACGGTTCGCCATCCAAGTAAGTGACCCCCAAGAATTCCTCCACCAGCGCCCGCGAACAATGCCAGCTCATTCATTCATTCCTCTTTGTTCTTATGCTTTCTTGTCGCTGCGAACGTACTTCCACAGCTCTGTTTTCGCCCGCTCGGCGGCCTCGTTACCGCCTCTCTGCCTCACTCTCTCGACGATCGCCTTAGCGCTGCCGTAGTCGCCTCGCCTGCCGTCTCTCACTGCCTGCATGAAGCGGCGCAAGCATTCGTCCCTGTCCACGCCTAGCACCAAGGAATCGACCGATAATCGACCGTGCGCCGGATCACGTAATGCCTGCGCAACGGCTCGGCCCAAGGATTCGCGCATGCAATTTCAAGGTAGCCACCGGACAGCAGCGTTAAGTTCGTGGACATGGTTGTTCTCGGTTACTTGATATCGAGCCTTCTGCCGCGAACCAGCGAGCAGCCGGGCACTTCAAATCCATCGAGGATGGCTTTCTTGATGGCCGCTTTGTCAGGAACCGGAGCGGGCGGCGGCGGATCTGTCTTGTAGAGGTCCGGCACGAGCGATTCGTCTGCGATCTGCACGCTCGGCGGATTGAGCGCGATCTTGATGCGGAAGTAGGGCGTATCGATCTTGTCGCGCTGCGCCAGCGTGAGGCCATCGAGCAGGTACTTTCGGATGCGCTCTGCTCGGTTCTCAAGCGCCTTCGCGCGCTCGGTCATGGCCTTGGCTGCTTCCTTGATCTGCGCTGCGGTAGCTTCCAGGTTGCGGGCAACGAACGCCGTGTTCATGCACTTCGTTTCGAGTTCGCCGCCGATCGATTCCAGCGTGTCGATCAGCGTTTGCTCGTCCAGCTCCAGGTC